AGCCAACCCGATAGGCAAGATGTTGGTACATGTAGCAAGACGTCCTGGTATTGATGATGAGGCTCGCGGACAGTTTGATGACGTAATCTATGTACAACTAGCCCGTTCTCGTTTTGCTAACTTGGCTATGGAGGCTGCTGAGAAATCTATTCAGGCTCCTCTCGTTGTTCCTCAAGATGTCAATGATATGCCTATGGGTCCAGATGCGATTATCCGCACTGCTACACCACAAGGCGTAGGTCGAGTAAGACTCGATGTACCAGCCGCTGCATTCCAAGAACAAGCAGCGTTACAATCAGAATTGCGTTTAGGTTCGCGCTACCCAGAAGGTAGAACTGGAACTATAGATGCAAGCATCATCACCGGTCAGGGTGTGCAAGCGTTGCTTGGTGCATTCGACTCACAAATCAAAGCAGGTCAAACAATTCTTGCTGAGACTTTTGAAGATGTGATGAAACTATGTTTCGAAATGGATCAAATCCTTTTCGATAAAGAAAAGAGCGTCAAGGGTGTCGCGCAAGGTACTCCGTACGAGTTAAAGTACAAACCATCTAAAGACATCAAAGGTGATACCTCGATTGAGGTACGTTACGGTTTGATGGCAGGACTTGACCCATCGCGCGCCTTGATTTTCTCTCTTCAAGCACTTGGAGCAGATTTAGTTTCCAAGGACTTTATTCGCCGCGAACTTCCGTGGAGCGTTAACGTTTCACTAGAAGAACAACGCATCGAAATTGAAAAGATGCGTGACAATTTATCGGCGGCTATTACCGCAACTGCGCAGGCAATACCAGCAATGGCAGCACAGGGTCAAGACCCTTCGCCATTAATTCAAAAGATTGCTGATGTTATAGACCGGCGTAAGAAGGGGGACAGCATAGAGGCTGCTGCGTTATCAGTGTTTCAACCTGAACCAACGCAGGCAGAGATGACTCCACCAGGTCAACAGGCTCCAGTTGAGCCGACTACCCCGTCCCCGGTCGCTCCTGGATTACCTGCTGGTGGGGTCCCTCAACAAGGTCAAGCGGCACCAGACTTAGCAACAATTCTGGCTGGTTTAGGCGGATAATAAAATTTCGGGGGGACGATGACAGCGATTATCGGAATTCAAGGAAAGGGTTGGGCTGTTCTAGCAGCAGACTCTGTAACTACCTATAGCGATAGACCATATGTTGCTAAAGGTTATGAAAAAATATCTAGAGTTGGTGATTACTTACTAGCAGTTGCCGGAGATGCAACGGCTGGAGATATCCTTAATCATCTATGGCAACCACCTAAACCGGTTAAGACTCAAGACCCGGATAGGTTCGTGATAGTTAAAGTTCTTCCATCTATAAGGCAAATTCTTACAGAGCATGGGTATGACCCAAATCCAACAAATAAAAAAGATGATGATGACAATGGTTGGGATGCCTTAATTTGCTTTAATGGAAAGATATACCAGTTAACTGATGACTACGGATTTATGCGAGACGAAAAAGGTCTCTATGGTATTGGTAGTGGTGGCGCTCTTGCATTAGGTGCTATTGCTGCAATGGAAAGTGATTTAAAGACTCACACTAAAGCAGCCAGCGCTGCTAAGAGAGCAGTCAACATTGCTATTCAGTATAACGTGTGGTGTAGTGGTCCTGTCAATGTCAAGACTCAATTTACCAAGTAGGAGATAAAATGAAGCAAGGGATGCGAGTATCAGGAGTTGGAGAAGGTGCCAAGCGTACTGATTTGGACCGCGCTAGAAAAATTCAAAGAGAAGCAAAGATTCAGAACGCTACCGGTGGTGCTTACAGAGAACGTACTGAACTAACAGAACTTGCGCAAGGCGCTTCAACCGATGTACCACCTGTTAATATTCCTGCACCTGCTGCAGTAAACCCATTAGCAAATCTTGGAAGCACAGATATCTTTGCACCGACTGCTAGACCAGAAGAGCCAGTATCTGCTGGTGCTGCCGGAAACTCAGACGGTGCTGGTCCTGATGTATTACCAACCCCAGTAACTGCCCCTGATCAATTAGCAGTGCTTGCTAGAGCAATGTTTGCTGCTGATCCAACCCCACAGAATCGTAGATTACTAGAAGCCTTCATGCAAGAAGGACGTTAATGGCTCAACTAGGCGCGGATTGGAACAAGTATAAATACACGAGTCTTTTTGATAAGACAAATAACAATCGTTTACTTGCCGATGCCGTAAAAAACCAAGTACAAGGTTTAGATCCAAAAGTAACACAGAACTTTAATTCGCTTATAAATAGATTTCCTAACCAAAGCAAAGACTTTTTGCTTAGTGCTGCTAAGATGGGACTCAATGCGCAGAGCGAAGGTATTGAAAAACTAGCATCTGTTGATGGGTTAGCACAACTAAAACAAGATTTAACTAACGTAGATAAACTAAAGTCTGTTGCTTCAGAGAATAAAGGCTTTGTAAATACGGTAAAAGACGCAGTATACGGTGGACTTAAGGGTGCGTCACGAGTTCTTTTTGCTACATTGCAAGCACCATATCAAATTCTTAGTGCTTCTGCCCGTAATGCTTACGGATTAGCACAAGGACAAAAAGATTTTAACTTACTTGAGTCAACTAATCTTGGTCAGTTGGCTATGGCTGCTGGAAGAAGTCTCAAAGAAGGCACGCCAATTGATACAGGTTCTGGATTTTTTATTGGACATGACTCTCAAGTTGCTAAGGCACAGGCTAAAGCCATGCAAGCATATGGCAGAATCAATGACCAATCCTTTACAATTGGTAGATTAGCCGTAAATAGCATTGGTGTTAATCCAAATAGTACGCCATATCGCGTCATGTCTGGTATTGTTGACGCAGTTTTGTCAATTGGAACTGATCCTTCTGTCTGGGTAGGCCCTGGTAGCGTCACTAAAATTATCAAAGGTGGAAAAGACCTACGACTTGCTAAAGAAGCAGCCCAAAGAACTCTAACTGCTAAAGAGGCAAAGCAAATTGAGGCTATCAAAGCAGAAACTGCGCTCGAAGATGCGCGTATGGCTGAGTTCCATGGTCAAAAGAAAGATGTTATCAGAAAAGTAGATAACAATTATCTTAAAGCCGAAAAGAATCTTAAGAAAACTAAGCAGTCACAAGAACGTGCTCGCGTAAGAAACACTGGCAAACAGGTAACTTATGGCTTAGAGCGTAAAACTTATGGTAATGCTAAACTTGAAGATCAACTAACTACCGATTCGGTAGGTAGATTTGTACTAGATACAGTAGAGTCAGGACAAAACCAGCAAGTTATAAATCAGTTGGCTCAAGCCTCTGCTGACTCCTTTAATACTAAAGGTGCATTCGTAGGTATGCACTTTGAAGATGTGCCAGAAGCAGGCAAGTTGCATTACTCTGCTTTTGAAGATTCTGAATTTATTGTTGCTATTTCTGATGAGAAGCCACTTGATATCTACGATATCACAACTACTTATGAAAATGCTACTGCAACAGAACGTGCTGCAGAGTTAGAGCGCCGTACAGCATTTTTTGAAGAACTGTACCGCATTGTAGATGACGAAACTCTACCAGAAGTAACTCGTAATGCTGTAGATGAATTTATCGGGGCAACTACCCCAGGTAATACCCTACAAAAGATGGCTGTTGATGATATTATCTTCGGTGAGGGTTCTGAATCTGTAGCACAATTGATTAGACGAGCAATCGACGTAGATAACAAAGACTTGCTTGAAATAGTTATGGATTCTATCCAAAAGGCATGGAAAGTAGACGGATTCTCTAACATTCGCGCTGTTCATGGTGGCACTGGTGGAGTTGCTGTTACAAACTACAAGATGTTCACTACTCGTCTTGCTGGAATTAGCGATACTTTAAGTGAATCACTAGAAGGACGTATTCCACCCGAGTCATTAGGACGTATGTTTGCTAGCCTACGTGATAGTGATCAGCAGTTAGCAGAGGCTCAAAAGAACTTTGAGAATGCTCAGACTGCTTATAGCGCTGTTAATCGTGACCTTAAAGAAATTGAAGTACTTCAAGAGTTCGTATCTAAAGATCCAGAACTACTTGCTCAGATTATTAACGACCCTGAGAATATCGGCATTGCCAAACTTATGGGTCTTGCAGATAACATTAAATCTGGCGAATACAAGAAAGAATTCTTACGCTCTGAGGTTGGATTACTAGACTCCTTTGGTGGCTCTCTTAAGGGAGATTTAAAGAAGGCCGCTGGATATGTACTTGGAAAGCGATTTGCTCAAGTAGCAGATATCGTAGCCCGTGAAACCGACTTTAATCGTATGCATCGTTTCTTTGGTCGTAAATTAGATATTGCTATGGTAAAGGAGTTGGTTGATGCGACAACGCCTGAGCAAGTTATTAGCATATTCCTTCGCCATCTGGCTGCTCCTACAAGTGATCCATCGGTGTATCGTTCAATGGCACTTAGGGGAGAAGCCGCTCTTAACTCGCATAATCCGCTTTATAAAATGGTTGCCCCAGTTGCTCGTAAGGCTCTTCCAATTGTCGAAAAAACTGAGCGCAATTTTGGTAGATACTTTTCGCGTTCGGTAGTATTACCTCTTGATGACTTAGACCGTCTAATTAACGGTATCGAAGATTGGATGTCATCTGCTGGTATTCCAAATAACATTATCGAAGATGTAGTAAATCGACTAGCAAAAGCAGATAGCACAGAGATTCGCTCTGGTATTGTATTCCAGGAGATCGAGCGTGCTCAAGTAACGATTGCTAGACAGATTGCTCCTGGGGATACTGCAGTAGAAGAGGCCATCAAGAAAACTTTCCGTGCAACTGGTAGACAAAATGCTTTAATTAAACAATATGTTGCTGAAAGACTTCCTACTAACGAAGTACCACAGGTAGCCATGATTAATGGCGAAATGTTTAAGTTTAACCCTGATCAGGCTATATTTGAATATCAATTCCTAGACGACGTTGTTCGTTTGCCTGATACTCGTGATATTAAGAGACTTGTTACTAGATATACCAAAAATAAGGCTAGATTTGGTGCGGAACGCGCTAGAGATGTATTTAATGACACCTTTGGTGACACCTGGAGAACTGCTCAGTTAGCATTCCGTGCTGCTTATATCATCCGTAACATCGGTGAAATGCAGTTCCGTCAGTACTTCTCAGGACATGACACCCTATTGAATCACCCGCTTTCATATCTTGCTATGATTGCTGCAGATTCTGAGGGTGGTGCTTTTAGAAAGTTCCTTGCTAGAAACGCTAGATATTCTAAAGATGTGCTAGGCAATAGCCTATTGGCTAAAGATGTAAAGGCTCAAAAAGCCTTCTCAAAGGGTATTGAGGCTGTTTTAAACCAAATTGGTAGACAGCATAACTCAAATGATCCACGTTTTGCTTTCATAGGTCGCATATACGAAGCAGTAACATCTGACCAAAAAGGATATTCTTTAGCCTTAGCAAACACTATTATGAAGGCTCACTCCGATAGCCTTATTCCTTTAGTTGCTGGAGTACGTACAGTAGAAGTACAAGATGATTTCATACGAGCACTTATTGCCGGAGAAGGCAAGTATAAGGGGATTCTAAAAACTCTTATAGAGGGTGGTCGAAATGGTGTCGAGCCACAAGAATTTGCTAGGTTGTTCCTAAAGGATTCGGTTCCAGTAAATGGTGTATACAATCTTGCTCCAGAAAATTTTATAGTCGAAAACGTAAAGAACTTTATATTTGATGTTAACTCTACTGGCTCGGTAGAAAGATATATTCAAAATGTTACAGGAACCGGTGCAGGTTCCGTGTATATTCGTGACTTACTTGCTTATGGTAAAACTTCGGTAGATGGTGAAGATTTACTGGTGCCTAGTTATGGTGCGATAAAAGAAAACATTAATGAAATTACAGATGTAGATACAGCATTTAAAAAGTCTATAGCCAGAATCTTTACAACTGAAAAGATGCCAAACGCTACGGCAATCGGTCTTCGTGACCAAGCATTTGGTGCTGAAGATATCAAGTACCTTGATGCTGCTGTTAACTGGTTCTTTTCCGGCGCTACCAAGGCTGAGAACATTGTCAACTTTGCTCCTGAAGCACAGATGGCCTACTGGGACCATGCTGCTAGATATATTAGCATGTTAAATGATAAAGATTTATATGACTTATTGCCTATCGCTAAAGAGGCTTTAGAAGGATTTACCATAGGTGGAAAGCCTATGCGTAGACCTATAGCACTGAAGGTTCTTAATGCTGAGGTTAAAAGACGTAAAAAAGGTAAGTCTGTGACCGATGGAATTACCCGTGAGGAACTTGATTCTATGGCTGGAAAGAAGGCTATAGAATATACCAAGAATCTATTCTATGATGCTGCTAGACAGCGCCAATATGCTAACGCATGGAGAGCGGTATTCCCGTTCGCTCAGGCTCAGTTTAACACGCTTTACAAGTGGACTCAGTTGATGAAGGATAACCCAATCCAGTTCTATAAACTAGGTCGCGCTTACAATGCCTTAACAAAAGAAGGCTCTAGCGCAATCTATGATGTTACTGGTGTTGAGTATGATGATAATCAAGGATTCTTCTATCAAGATGAATTTGGTGAGACTAGATTCCGTTATCCACTTGCTGGAAGCATTATAGGAGCGCTTGCGGGTAAGAACATAGACTCTGCTCAAGCATTACAATTAACAGCCCCTGTACAGGCTCTTAACCTTGCTTTCGGAGCAGTAAATCCAGCGGTGCCAGGAATTGGACCTGCTGGTCAGATTCTATACGCTGCTAGTGGTAAGTCAGCCGCATTTGGTCCTGAATGGAACTTTATGCGTCAGATTATCTTCCCATTTGGTGAACCTCAAGGTATCCAGGATCTAATATTCCCAGCATGGTTGAAAAAGAGTTTCTTGAACTTCATTAACAATGATGCTCAAGTAGAACGTGGTATTAAAGACTGGGCTTCTTACTTAGCATCAACAGGTGACTATGGTGATAATCCATTAGCAGATGATACTGCTCGTACCGAGTTGTTTAATGATGCTCGTGGTCTTTCTAGATGGGCAGGATTCTTTACTGCTTTATTCCAGAATATAGCACCTGCTACACCTTCTCAAGAGGTATTTGCTAAAGATAAAGACGGAATGTTCCGTACTCAAGCAATGATTTACAATGCTTGGGATCAAGTTATTAAGAAACATCCAGGTGATTATTTTAAAGCAGTAGCAGAATTCTCTGATACTTTTGGTATCAAGAACCTTTTGATTATCCTAGGTGGTTCTACAAGAGCAGTTCGTGGTACGCAAGATGCCTGGGCATTCTTGAATAACAATCCAGAGGCTGCTGAAAAGTATGCTACTTCAGAAGCGGATATCGTTCCATACTTCTTCCCTGGTGGGGAAGCGGCTACCGCTTACTATAACTGGCAGAGACAGGCTGGAAGACGCCGTGTTCTTAGCCCAGAAGAGTTAGAAGAGCAGGCTCAGAACATTGTCTACCAGATGGCTAAGTCTCAGATATCTGAAGAACAAGCCGAGAATGGTTATTCCAATGTTTGGTATACAGAAAAAATGATTAAACTCAACGAGCGCTTTGAAGGTGTCCCTACCGTAAGCGTTCGTATTGGTCAAGCAGAAGCAAGAGCCGAGTTAATTGGTAAGGCTTTACAAGACCCAGCGTTTAAAGATTCGCCTATCTATGAAGAAACTAAAACCTTCTACGATGCCTATCTACAGACAAAGAAATACTTACAAGAGGTTAGAACAACTGCTCAACCAGATTTGTCTAGTACATTCTGGTATACGCAAGAAAAATCAAGAGAACTACAAAGCCTTGCTATGCAGTTGATGATAAAGAATCCAGCATTCTCGCGCATGTATTACGGTGTATTTTCAGGACTGATTGAGACAAAGGAATAAGATGGCAGTAGAGACTACTCGGAAATCGGCTCCAGGTCCTAGTGACGTGGCGGCTTATGAATCCAGAAAAACAGCCTTTCAGCAGGGTTCTACTTTTCTCAGTCCTGGATACTATGACCCAACCGCAGAAGGTACTTTTGAACTACAGTCCAAACTGTATAGCGATCCTGCTGCTTACGCTCGTTATATCAATACCTGGGTAAGTGGATGGCGTAATAATACTGCAGGAGTTCCTAATTCTAACTTCAAAAATGAATTAGATTATATCCAGTTCTTAGTTCGTGGTAGTGGCTTATCCAGTGAAAAGGGTGGCGTATCTAGAGGTATCTTAACCGAAAAAGATATCAATGGTATTAAGACTGCTTCTAACATTGCATTAGCAAACGGTATCGGTTTCAAAGATGTTATGCTCTCTATCTACCAGAGCAAACAGGCTGCTGGTGAGGCTGGTCCTAAATACAGCAAGCAAATTGCTACATCTTTACGTTTAATTGACTTAGGTGACGCACAAAGCAAACTATCTACTGCTTACTATAACATGTTTGGATTCTATCCAAGCGAGGCTAATATCAAAGCCTTCAAGCAGTATTGGAATGCCGAAACCCGTAAACAAGAGGCAACTACTGAGACATCTCAGGTAACTATGGGTGGTCAACCTGTTGCCGTAGGTAAGAAAAAAGGTAAAGGCAAAGTTACTGAAACTAAAACAGTAACTAAAGGTCTTGGATTTACCGAAGAAGAACAGAAACAGGCTACGGCTACATTCCTTGGTCAACAGTTTGGCGCAGTTAAAGAAGGCGCACTTGGTGGAGCGGTAAAGCAAGTATATGACGGTATTGTTACGCTTTACAAGAACAACTTCTTACCAACCCCTACTTATTCCTCTGTGGCAAACATTGTAAAAGATTTATTGACTACAACAGATGAAACAGAATACGCTACTAAATTACAATCATATAGCCAAGGCATTAGAGACAGGGCTGCTAAATTCTTCCCCGCTTTAGCAGATGACTTGAAGGCTGGAAGGAATGTAATGGATACCGCTAATACTTATTATGATCATTTGGCAGGCAAGTGGGGTACTTCTGCAGATATGTTAAAGCGTGATAAAGAGGCTAATGATTTAGTACAGCAGGCTTTGAACTCTAAAGATGAAAAGGGTAATGTATCTTTGATGGGATTAAACATCTTTAACTCGCTTGCTCAAAAGAGCAATAGATGGTTGAATGGACCAGAAGGTCTGTCTACCTTTGGTAACTTCGGAGACAGGGTAATAGCAGCGATGGGCGGTGGTCGATAGTGGCTACAGGTAAGGGCAAGTCTACAAAACAAGAGAAGCAAACATTTCAAACTAATGTTGCTAGCGCTGTAAAGAGTTTTGAAAAATCTCTTGCCGAAGCACAGAAGACAGTTACCATGGCAGAAAAGACAGGTACTGCCAAACAACAAGCAAAGGCTCAAGACCTTTTAAAACAACTTACAGATCTTCAACCTATAATTGATAAGTTAAAGCAGGCTAAGTCACCTACTGGTACATATCAAGGTCCAATTACTCAATCTCTTGCTGATACGATAAATACTGCTAGAGCACAAGGTACATACGGTGGTGCTGGCTATCAACCTGAAATCGTATATGCTAGAGAAGCCGATGTTGCTGGATTTGAAGGTTTTTCATCAGATTCATATTTTACTACCAATAGTGCTACTGGAACATCTAATACCGGTAAATACTACTACAAAGGTAAGGCAGTACCAAGTAGAGAAGAATGGGTAAATTTAATTACCCAGGAAGCAGTTGATGGAGACATAAAAGGTGCAATTGATAGCGCCGGTGGTGGAGATGTAGGTCTATACGGTGGTGCAGGTTTTTACGGAAGCAGTGGACTATCTGGTGCCATGGGTGGCGCAACAGGTGGAACAGGAATCTCATCTATGGGCCTTGGTGGCTCAGCAGGTGGAGATACTTGGTGGAATATCTTGCGTTCTAAATTGCTTATAGCAGGCATCCCACAGGCCACTGTAGATAAGTCTAAGAACTATTTCCAAACTTTGATTACTGACCTTGGTGGCATGGACAATGCATCTATTGACACCGCTGTAGATTACTTCTTCTACTCTAAAGAGTACAAGAGCCTATCAGGTCAGACTCTTGAATCGCCATATTATACTGACTTTGGTTTCTATAATCAGAAACTAGATAGACCTTTACTTCCTAAAGACCTAGTTCCTACAGTTACTGGGTATAAAGACATAAGCAAACAGTATGGAATATCTACTCAATACACAACTAGCGAGTCTATCCAGAAGTATTTAATTAACCAGGTATCAGTTGCCGAGTTTGCCGATAGGGTAAATACTGCATCTCTTAAGTCTATTACTGCTGACCCTAACTATGTTAAGTCATTGAAGGCTCTTGGTTACATTACAAATGATACCCAACTAACTGACTTCTTTTTGAATGCAGATATTGGAACTACTGAGATGAAGAATCGTCAGAGAAGCGCCGCATTTGTTGCTGAGGCTGTTCGCAGATCCACACCTGAGATACCTTTGGTAGATACTGAATTTGCTAAACAGCAGGCTGCTAGATATGCTGATATGGGATATACAGAGGCACAGATTTCAACCCTTGCTGCAACCGGTTTTGAAAACATAAAAGAACAACTACCTACAGCGGTTAAGTTGGCTCAGATATATGAAACACCAAGAGGAACTACAGCATCTACAACCCTTGGTGCTTCTATCCAATCCGAAATGCAACAAGAAGAATTTATGAATGTAGCATCCTCACGCTTGAGGAAACTAGCACAGATGGAACGTGCTAGATATGGTGGAAGTTCAGGCGTAGGAATACTAGGCTCCAAAGTAACAGGAGCATTTTAGAATCCCGACACGGACCAACCAGCCCCGTGCGGTGTACAAGACTGGCAGTACGAGCCAATATAGACCCCCCGATTTATATTGAGGCGTGCGACAACTACTAATGATGGGAGAGGTTGCTATGAGCAACAATCGCGATAACTACTGGGATGATGAAGATGAGGATGACGATACTGGTTCCGACCAGTACATTCCAACTTCAGATACAGACCTTGTGAAGAAACTTCGTAAGGCACTTAAGGCTGAACAAAGAAAAGCAAAGGAACTGGAGTCCTCTCTTGGAGAGTTGACTAAAGCCCAGCGAGAACGCGTACTAAAGGATGTTCTTACATCCAAGGGCGTGAACATGAAGGTAGCAAAATTCATACCTACAGACTTGGAGGCTTCGGAAGAAGCAATCAATTCCTGGTTAGACCAGAATGGTGATGTATTCGGCTTTACTGTCGAACAAAAGCCAGCAGTGGCTGACCGTGATATTGCAAGTCTAAGGCAGATGGATTCTGTTACTCAAGGTGCTCTTGCGCCCGAACGAGCAGATGAATTAAACATGAAGATCGACAACGCAGAAAGCGCTGACGAACTTCTTGCATTTCTCCGCTCGCAACAGTAAATTCGTTCATAGTCTAAGGAGACTAATTAAATGGCAAACGTCTATTCAAGTACTACCGCCCCTGGTGGTACCGCTGGTGGCGCAGGTCTAGTCCAGAAGGCGTACGATCGTCTTCTTGAGTTCGCTCTCCGCTCAGAACCTCTAATCCGTTCTGTCGCAGATAAGCGTCCTGCTCGCCAAGCAATTCCAGGTTCAACCGTTGTTCTACAACGCTATGTTGACCTAACAGCAGCAACAACTGCACTCACTGAAGATACTGACCCAGATTCAGTCGGAATTTCAACTCCGACATCTGTGACCATTACTCTTGCTGAGTACGGTAATGCTGTTCTCGTAACTCGTGCGTTGGAACTCTTCAGCCTTGCTGATGTAGACCCAGCGATTGCGAACATCATTGCATACAACCTTGCTGATTCTATCGATAAGGTTGCCATGGCAACTCTACGTGCTGGAACCAACGTAATCTACGCAGGTTCTACTGCTACCTCAACAGCAACAATTACTGCTGCTGCAACTCTCGCTTCTTCCAACATCCGTCGTGCTGTTGCTAAGTTGCGTGCAAACAACGCTAAGGGACGTAAGGGCAACCTATACTGGGTCGGTATTCACCCAGAAGTTTCCCATGACCTCCGTGCTGAGACAGGTTCAGCAGGATGGCTCATCCCTCACCAATACGGTGCTAACCAGAATGAAATCTGGGCAGGCGAAATTGGTACCTACGAAGGTGCTTACTTCGTTGAGACCAACCGCATGTACAACGCGACTGACGGAGCATCCTCTGCTCGCGTATACCGTACAATTGTTTGCGGTCAGCAAGCACTTGCAGAAGCAGTGGCAGAAGAGCCACATGTAGTCGTCGGACCAGTAGTCGACAAGTTGATGCGTCACCGCCCAATGGGCTGGTACGGCGTACTCGGCTTCGCTCGCTACCGCGAAGAGGCTTTGTACCGCATTGAAAGCGGTTCATCAATCGCTTCCTAGTTGATTGATTCTGAAGGGTAGGCATATTAGAAAAGTCTACCCTTCGGGATGAGTCCATAAGGAGGACTAATGACGGAATATATCTTCAAAACACCAACGGTGGAAGAAGGTCCTGCGGGTGGGCACAGATTGTTTTATTTCTATAAACTTGACAAAGGTGTGACGATAGTCAAGTCTGGGTCTACATACTCACAAATACGCTACCCTCTCGACGAAGACCTAGCAAACTATGATATGGTATACTTGGGTGGCAGAGACCATGTCGTAAATGATACGGTCAAAGCAGAACTCATTGCCGGTGGCGTAGGAGTAACAGAAAGTAATTTTACTGCAATATGAAACATTGGGAACATCATCCAGAGCCAGTTATTGGCTGTTTTGGATGTAAAGCCCTGACTCTTGAAATGAATGCAGGGGACGCGAAGCGAGACATTTCTGATAAGAAGTGGAACGCAGAACTTCAAGCCTACAGAGATGCTAGAGCACAGGGGATACAGCCCAACAGCACTAACATGAGAGATATTGTTGCAGCACATAAAGCATCAGAGGTTATGGGCAAAGCCTATGATGGTGACACAATGCCTAAAGCACATAAGATAAACAGAGGCGTAGCCGAAGTTATGAAAGAAATAGGAGCATAAATGCCAAAGGTCGGAAACAAGAAGTTCCCTTATACAGCCAAGGGCAAGAAAGCAGCCAAGGCTTATGCAGCGGCTGAGAAGATGGAATCCAGGGCTGAAAAGAAAATGGAAATGAAAAAGGGCATGAAGAAGATTGCCAAGAAACGAAAGAGCAAGTAATGGCTGTAAAAAAGACTCCCATTAAAAAGTCTAATAAAGCCATTAAATCTGATGGCAAAATGACCACTAAAGAAATTACAAAGATTTACAATAAAGCCAAGAACAAGAAGGGTAAGTATGACCCAACAAAAATTCCAGGCTTTGATTTTGGGAAAGGTACAGGCAGATGAGGAAGTCAAAGAAACATCCAGGATTCAAAGCAGTACAAAAGAAAATCGCACAACGTCAAGGTGTGTCGATGGAACGTGCTGGTGCAATCCTCGCATCTGGAGCCCGCAAAGCAAGCAAGTCAGCAGTCAAAGCGAATCCTCGTCTTAAGAGAGTTCGCGGAGTTCAGCGGGGTATGTAGTGTCATCTGGACAGTATAAGCCACATCGTGGTTTTAACTCCGTCCAGATTAGGGACGGAAAAGTTATTCGCTTAAATAAGAACGGCACCGTAAGGGCAGTACTTGGAAAGTATGGTGAGTATGGCAAACAAAAGGGATCCTAGGTTAGCAAGAGCCGGAGTCTCTGGCTTTAATAAGCCAAAACGTACTCCTGATCATCCTAAGAAATCACATATCGTGGTTGCTAAGGAAGGTAGCCAAGTTAAAACGATTAGGTTTGGCGAACAAGGTGCAAGCACCGCTGGTAAGCCAAAGGCTGGAGAGTCCCAGCGGATGAAGATGAAACGCAAGTCCTTTAAGGCTCGTCATCGTCGAAACATTGCAAAAGGAAAAATGAGTGCCGCATATTGGGCAGATAAGGTAAAATGGTAATGGCAAAGAAATCAATAAAAGTTTCTCAAAACACTATCGATAAAATTAAAAAAATGGGAATGACTGCGGCTCTCAAAAAAGCCGGGACATCTAAGAATGCAGAGTACATTGAAGGCATCCGCCGTATGTACGGAGAGCGCCGTTTGAGTGCTGCTAGACCTGCTGCTAAGTCGGCAGATGCTGCTCGCGCAGCAGCGGCTAAAAAACCTGCTGCTAGAAAAGTAGCAAAGTCTGCTGACGAAGCACGTGCTTCTTACGCAAGTTCAAGACCTGCTGCTAAGCCAGCAGCCACAAAGAAGGCTACAGGCAAAGGCTTGTTCCCAGGAGTTCTATCCGGTAACTACCAGGGTAAGAAGATTACTCGAGGTAAGGTTGTTGGTAAAGGATTCTTTAAGTAAAATGTCATACACTAAACCAGGTCTACGTGAATCTATTAAGAACCGCATTCTTGCTGGCTCTAAAGGTGGTAGACCTGGTCAGTGGTCTGCTCGTAAAGCACAACTCGTAGCACAGGCATATAAGAAAGCCGGTGGTGGTTATACCGGTAGCAAGACAAGTAAACAAAAATCTTTATCTAAATGGACTAAAGAGGATTGGGGCACCAAGTCTGGTAAACCAAGTACTCAAGGCTCTAAAGCAACTGGCGAAAGATACCTACCCAAGAAGGCTCGTCAGTCATTAACTAAAAAAGAATATGCAGCCACCTCCGCTAAAAAGCGTCGAGATACTAAGGCTGGAAAACAATTTTCAAAGCAACCAAAGTCAATTGCAAAAAAGACTGCGAGGTATAGATAGTGGCAGGTATAGCAGGAAGCACACTCTGTGCTGAATTAAACCGTTTGGCTAATGGCGGAACTTATCCTCTAATGACAGCATTTCTAGATGAACAAGGTGCGGCTAATGCTTGGGCGGGAACTTCCGGTCTAGGGATTATCGGTGCTCTAAATATCAAAGCGGACGCTTCTCGTCAGCCAGATGACTATAAAGATATTAATGGAATTTGCAACGAACTTGCCGGTACAACAAATAAATCTGCGGTAGACGCATTAAGGACTATGGCATCGTGACAACAACGCTATCAAGTTTAGTTAACGAAATATCTCTCAATATGGCTGGTTATACATATCAGCAAGATCGTGCTACTAGCCTTGCCTCTGCTATCTCTACTACTACCACTACAGTAATCTCTGTATCTTCTACAGCAGATATTGGTAAAGGTATTATTGAAGTTGGCGAAGAGTTGATGTGGGTTGAGAACTTTGACCGTGTGGCAAACACAGTAACTATTGCGCCCTGGGGTAGAGGATATCTTGGTACTACCGCTAGCACTGCTGCCACAAGTAGCAAGGTAACTATTAGCCCAACCTTCCCTAGACATGTAATCAAGCGTGCTATCAATGACACCATCTTGGCTATGGGTGCTTCAATGTTTGGTGTTAAACAATTAACATTTACCTACAATGCCGCAGTTACTACTTATGAATTGCTAGACGGAGCAAGCAATGTTTCGGCTGAAAATATATTGGCTATGCATTGGCAAGAGGTTGGTCCATCTAAAGAATGGATACCAGTAAAGCGTTGGTCATTTGAACCATATGCCGATATCACAACTTGGGGTGGCAGTGCAGCAAGCCCAGCACAAACTGTTAGCGTATATGACTACATTACCCCAGGCAGAACTGTAAAAGTCTTATATGCCACCTCACCTGACCCATTATCCTCAGATTCCGATGTCTTCACAACTGTAACCGGCTTACCTTTGTCCTGTAAGGATGTAGTGGTACTTGGAGCCACTTACCGCCTACTAACCTTCCTAGACCCTGCTAGAGCGGCTCAGGTTAGCCCTCAGGCGGACGAAATTGACTCCAGAAGGCCTTATGACGGCGCCAGTAGGACATTACGTCAGATTCAGGCTTTGTACGCTCAACGCCTCTCTGAAGAGATTTCAGCACAGCAACAGCAATACCCTCCCCGAGTCCACTTCACCCGATAGGTAAACAATGACAGTACGTAAATACTCCTCTCGCGCACAGCAGACCACTCTGGCTTCTGCCATTACAAGCACGGCTTCATCTATGACTGTTGTCAGCGGTGGCGGTGCTAAACTTATGGGTGGAAAGACCCTTACCGGGTCTGAGACCTATACGGTAGTTATCGATCCAGATACATCCCTTGAAGAAATTCTTGATGTAACGGTATACTCCTCTGGTGATACTTTAACCATTACTCGTGGTAGAGATGGTTCTGTAGGTCAGGCTCACTCAGCAGGTGCTGTTATTCGCCATATGGTTGTAGGTCGTGACCTTCAAGAGGCTAATGATCATTCTGAGGCTTCTACAAATGTTCACGGTATAACAGGAAGCGTTGTAGGAACTACAGATTCTCAAACTCTTAGTGGTAAAATTTTAACAACTCCAACTATTAACGGAGCCACAATTACAGGCACTGTAACATCTAGTGCTACAATTACTGGCGGTACTGTTAACCCAACTACCCTCCAACAGGGCGGAGTTCAAGCAGTAACCACAACTGGTTCTCAAACTCTTTCAAATAAAATTCTAACAACTCCAACCATAACAGACTTCAGTAATGCTACTCATGACCACACTAACTCTGCTGGTGGCGGCGCTCTTAGCACTTCTGCTATCTCTGGCATCCAAGAATACATTGAGGATACAGTTGGAGCGATGGTGTCCAGCAATACCGAATCAGGTATAGCAGTAACTTATGATGACACAACTGGTAAGTTAAACTTTAATGTAGATGATCCAACAATAACTCTTGATGGAGATATTACTGGCTCTGCTACTATGACTAACCTTGGTAATACCACAATTACCACGGCTATTAGTTCTGGTTCTATTGTAAACGCAGATATAAACACATCCGCTCAAATCGCTTATAGCAAGTTAAATTTAACTAACTCGATTGTTAATGCTGATATCAATGCTTCTGCTGCTATTGAGTTGAGCAAACTCGCCACTGATCCATTGGCCCGTGCTAACCACACAGGTACCCAAACCGCTAGCACTATCTCAGACTTCAATACAGCGGTTCGTACAAATCGTCTTGACCAGATGGCAGCGCCTACCGCTTCCGTATCTCTAAATAGCCAAAAAATAACATCTTTGGCTACACCAACATCCGATACAGATGCTTCAACTAAGGCTTACGTAGATACCTCTATAGCCAACTTAATTGCTGGTGCTCCTGCAACTCTTGATACTCTTGATGAAATTGCTGCTGCTTTAGCAGATACTTCTAACTTCTCAGATACTGTAGTTCTTAAGTCTGGTAGCACAATGACTGGTAACTTAGCAATGGGTACAAATAAAGTTACTGGACTTGGTAATCCTACAAGCAATCAAGATGCTGCTACTAAATACTATGTAGATAATACAGTAGTTGCACCTAGCAATCTAACTGGAGTAATTACCTCTGTTGGTAATGCGACTTCTACTGGTGCTCAAACCGGTACTGGTAATACTTTTGTTATGCAGACAAGCCCAACTCTTACAACTCCTAATATTGGGGTGGCTACTGCTACCAGCATTAACGGAACTACTATTCCAACCAGCAAAACCCTTGTGGCTACAGATTCAACTGCATATGTTGTTCCTAGCCAAACAGGTAACTCTGGTAAGTATCTAACCACAGATGGAACTACTTCATCTTGGGCAACTGTAGATGCTCTACCTAGCCAGACAGGAAACTCAGGAAAATATTTAACCACAAATGGAACAACCGCTTCGTGGGCAGTAATTACAACAGACCCAACACCAACCGTGTTTATGCTCGGTGGAATGTAACTAAGGAGAAAAATGCCAACTACATATAAAGTCCTTGGGCAATCAAACCCATCGGCAACAACAGCAACAACCCTATACACGGTACCGTCAGCAACACAGGCAGTAGTGTCAACCGTTACAGTATGTAACCAAGCAGCAACTGCTGGCACATACCGAATTGCAGTACGAATTGCTGGTGCAACTCTGGCTGCGAGTCAGTATGTTGTTTATGATGCCAGCCTACCTGCTAATGCAACTGATACACTAACCCTTGGTTTAACTCTGGGAGCAACAGATGTAGTAACTGTCTATGCTTCTAGTGCTAACTTCTCATTCGCAGCATTCGGAAGCGAGTTATCATAATATGACAATCGGACGTATACCTTCAGTTGAAGGTGGTATTCAGCCGACCATCTTCGACGCTAAAGCGGATATACTAACCGCTACCGCGGCTGACACTCCAGCAAGACTAGCAGTTGGTGCTAACGACACCGTTCTTACTGCTGACTCAAGTACTGCTACCGGATTAAAGTGGGCTTCAGTATCTAGTGGAGGAATGACTTTACTTTCAACAACCACTTTATCAGGAGCAAGTACCACAGTATCAGGAATAAGCGCTTCTTATACACATTTGTTAATCTTTGTTTACGGTATAACAACCGCTGTAAACTCATATTGCACATTCGACCCAAATGCTTCTTTGGCAAATGCTTATTACCAAAGAGAAAGAAATACTAGTTCTAGTGCTTGGGAGTTAACTACTCAAGAAAATACTCCCGCCTATATTTGGGCACAAACAAACAATAAAGAAAATAATGCTAATCAAAGTTCAGTAGTTTGGCTTTACAATTATACTGGCGGAACTAGCATTCCAAAAGATTTTAACATTCAGACTGTTTATAGAGATTCTGGCAATACTTATTACGCACAATATTTTAACCGAGGAACTTATTTTAATGAAGCGGCAGTATCTTCAATAAAATTCGCAACCGGTAGCACTTTCTCAACTGGAACTGTAAAAATTTATGGGGTGAAATAATGAATAGACCAATAATTCGTATTCATAATCTTGAAACCGATGAAGTTATTGACAGAGAAATGACTGACGCGGAGTTTGCTCAGTACGAAACAGACCAAGCAGCAGAACAGGCTCGTAAAGCCGAAGAAGCAGCCAAAGAAGCCGCTCGTCAGGCTCTACTAGACAAACTTGGAATCACCGCAGAAGAAGCACAACTACTCCTTGGAGGTAACTAATAATGGCAACCGGAAGAATAGGGGTTACGCCTACATTCGGAGTTAGATGGTCTAAGGCTCCAGCAGGTGGCACCACATCTCTAAGCGGTAATGATGACAACTCAGTCCCACTGGCTTACTCCGTTGGTTATGAGAATGTCTATCGCAATGGTGTGTTGTTATCCCGCGGTAATGACTATACGGCAACTAACGGTTCAAGCATTACCCTGGTAGATGCAACCATTGCTGGTGACATCATAGAGGTGTTTGCCAATGTTGCTATACCTTTGACTGATACTTACTCTCAGACAGCAGCCAATGCTAAGTTCATAAACAATACTTTGGTAGATGCCAAGGGAGATATAGTAACGGCTACTGCTGCAGATACTCCTGCCAGACTAGCGGTAGGTGCTAACGATACGGTACTAACTGCTGACTCTTCTACAAGTACTGGTTTGAAGTGGGCTGCGGTTGCTGCCATCCCCGCTAATAGTTCAGCAACCGTCGCAACAAATCAAACAACTACTTCAACAAGTTATACAGATTTAACGACATCAGGACCTGAAGTTACCGTAACAACAGGAACAAAAGCGTTAGTAATTGTCACTGCCTATATTGACCATGCTTATGCAGGGGCTGGAGGTTATATGTCTTATGCGGTTAGCGGCGCATCAACCGTTTCGGCTAGTGATACAGTTGCTTTATTTTATCCAATACATAGCCTTAATTACCCACAAGATTTGCGAGCATCTGTCGCAAGTGTTGTAACGTTAACAGCGGGTTCAAATACTTTTACGGCAAAGTATAGAGTTACCAATGTAGACTCCGTTGGTTTCAAAGACCGCAATATTTTCGTTATTAATTTAGCATAGGAGTGAAATGGCTACAACATCAAAAAAAATAAATCTTGCTCAATTAGACAAAGAACTTGGTTCCCAAGGATTGATTGCAGATTTTAATGACCCAAATAATAAAATTATTAAACCAGCGGATGGTTCAGGTATAACAGAAGCCGAACTTGAGGCTGCTATTGAGGCTCACGTTGCTGGTCCAACTCAGGCAGAAATTATACAATTAAACCGAGAGCAAGGAATTGCCAAGTTGAAAGAACTTGGTTTTACTGAAGAACAAATTACCGCATTGCTGGGAGGTAACTAACAATGCCAATAACTAAAGCAAGTGGCAATTCAGTAACGGCAGCAGCCAAGGGTGACTTGGTTGTAGGTAATGCCACTAATGACTCTGGCGTTCTATCCGTCGGTGCTAACAATACAGTCCTCACAGCCGATTCATCAACTGCAACGGGATTGAAGTGGTCTGCTCCTGCATCTACTGGTTACACTTGGACAGGTCGAGCAATTTCCGCCAGCAATATTCTAAAAGTTGCTTACAACGGTTCATTATTTGTCGCAGGTGGAAGTAGTGGAGTTCTGCTTACATCAACCAATGGCACAACTTGGACAAGCAGGACAAGTGGCTTTGGTTCTAATGGCGTTTTTGCAATTATTTACAATACTTCCGCCGCATTATGGATTATTGGCGGAGATAATGGAAGTCTCGCTACATCTCCTGACGGAGTAACTTGGACGCTCCGCACTTCTAATATGAGCACAAATCAAATAAACGATTTTGCGGATTCAGGAAGCACTATTGTCGGAGTTGGTCGCGGTGGTGGTAGCACTAATACTGGCGGCATAATTTATTCAACCAATGGCACAACTTGGACAAGAAAATCCCAAACCCCGACTATTGGAACAAGTTACAATTCAGTTGTCTATAATGGGACTAACTGGGTTGTTGGCGCTAATAACAGCACAAATAATTATCTTTATGCTTCCGACCCTTCCAGCACTTGGACAGCAGGTCAAACAGGTAACAACGGAACGGTAACTTTTATTGCTTGGGATGGGACAAGACACATTATTGTTGAATCCACTGAATACTATTATTCAACAAGCACTACAGTTGGAACGCCTGATTATATTTATAATTATAGTAGCCAAACAATTGGCGGAGAAAGCGTAAAGAGAACTACCAGTTACTACAACGGTAGAATTTATCAGGGATATACTTATCTGACTGATACAAGCACAACGCCAACTAGCACCAACTACTGGTTGAATCAAGGTCAAAAGAATATTCCGCCTAGTGGTTCTGGTTTAATCCAGCCAACAGCGTATTTTGTTTGTTCGGCAGGACAAGTTCTTTTTAGTAATTATATTTTATTTACTTCATTCTAAGGAGAAATTATGACATTTTCATACACAGTAACCGATGATTTCAAAGTCATCTTAAAATCAAATGGCAATAACATAGATGAAGTAGGTCCTTTCGATTCACAAGAAGGGGCTAACATCTGGGGAACGGCAGTATGCGAGAAATACAACGCGCCGGAATATGCCGAAGTCGAGTATCCAAACAGTTTACCAGAAGAAAACTAAATAGTTAGGGGACGATATGATAAAAGAAACTGAGACAGTAAGTATCGGCTGGTGCGATAACGGACTAGCCGATGGTAAGTTTGCAGAGGGATTGCTAGGTGTAACCTTGGCAGCCCCTAGCAATGGTATGAAGATTAGCCACAGTGTTCGTGTGGCTGGTAATCAGATCAGCCGTCAACGCCAAAGACTATTGGACCATTGGTATGACAAGAACTTATCTGACTGGTTACTTTGGATAGATAGCGATATAGTTCTAAACATAGATGCTTTGTATTTACTATGGCACGCAGCAGACTCTGAGACAGCACCAATAGTGAGCGGTGTTTATTTCATCTCTAAAGAGCCAGAGGGCACGACAATGCGCCCATTTCCTTGTGTATTCAAAGATTTAGGTAATCACGAGATTCAGTATCTACATCCACTTCCTGAGATGGAACTGGTTGATTGTGACTTGGCTGGCTTCGGTATCTTGATGATGCACCGAAGTGTAGTTGAGAAAATGCGTGAGGCTTTGCCTAATGAAGGATTCTTTAATGAGCAAGTCGGCACAGGTAAAGATGACGAGTTTGTAGGCGAAGATATAATCTTCTTCCGTAAAATGAAGAAGGCAGGCATACAACTTAAGGCACACACTGGTGCTCTAGTCAAACACATGAAACGATTTAGTCTTGATTTTGGATATTACGCTCTTTATTGGTCTATGGAGCACATTAAAGATCAGATGAGAGAGCAAGCAGAAAAGAAAAAGCCAGGGAAACTCTGGACTCCACCAAGATAATTAAAGGAGCATAATGGTAGGTCGTGATATTACCGAAGGTCGTGGCGAACGCGCGATTGCTGTAGATCTTGGTATTGTTTCATCTTCTGCTGTCTGGGAAAATACAGGCACATCTTACGATACGGCTATTGGTGGCTTACCGTTTTTCTATGCTATAAGTGATGCACGTCCTTATGTTAGACAGACCGCACCGTTCCGTAAAGAACAGTTCGATAACGGTAATGAACCAGGAGAGCAATCACTTACTGGTTGGTGGATAAGAAGCCAGTCTTCTTTTCATAACGGGGAAGGTATTAAATTCTATGACCCTTCTGCGGGAGAAACAGTTCAGTATAGATTTACTGATAGCAAAGGCGTAAATATTTGGACTAAAGGACAGGTAACGCTACTTAAAGATACCAGTGTAGGTCATATAACAACTGGTTTAGTTGAGTCTAGTGGCCGTTCATTCCAGCAACTACGTTCTATCAAATGGGGTACTACAAATGGAGTGCTTCTTCATGATGGATACGATGTAGATAAAATCGATTCAAGTGGAACTGAAACGCACTTTATTGATTTTAATGCTGGATCTGATGACAAGGTATACGCTATCTGCGATGACGGTACTACTGCTTATTGGGTAACTAACGAC